GAAGTTAGCGTTTTTCCGCACATATCTAAGCGATACCAATAAAAGGGGTTAACTGCAGGATTCTTGTCTGCTGGCACGTTTCTTTTTGCTTTCCATATTTGAATATAATTAGTAGTAATGTCAGTACTTTTTACTACGTCATTTGCATTATACTCTGAACCCGAGTTCCACTCAGTACCAGTATTTGTAATTCTATTATTATCTGTATCAAAAAATACTCCGGAACTATCTACTGGCCAACTACAGCCTCCGTCCCCATATAGGAATCTTCCCTGATACCTCCAAGGACAGTATCTGCCTACTATAACTCTACTAGGAAGAACTACACCCTCTATGTCCATTGGATTTGCTAACTCAAATTGAACTAGCATATTATCCTCCGCAGCTACTCTGTCTATTATTAATTTAGTAGAAGGAAACTCTACTGGAGGTGACGAAGTAGCTGTATCTTGGCTTGTAAATGTATATTTAAGAAGAGTTCTTCTATAGGTAATTCGAGACCCCAGTAAGTCCTGATTTGAACGAATCCCCTGCGATTCTAGAATATCAAATAATGTAGTTTCATCGTCTACTCCATCACTATCATCTTCGTAAGCTTTTGCAAGAGTAGGAAAATTAACAGTACTTAAAGTAGGTCTTGCTAACGCTCCTGAAGACGTTGTCTCTATTCCCTCTAGCTGTATAGGTATAGCTATATACTCATTTAAAGGATATACTCCCTTTAAAATAGTTGCGCTTGGAAAATATATATTGGTTTCACCGCCATCAAGGCCATTGAATAAATATATAGTGAGTTCGTTTTTTAAGGTTAGTTCGAAAAGCTCTACTAAAGCACTCTCTACTTCCTGTACTTGTACTGACTCTATTAAATTTTGCTGTGTCATAATTAAGGCTCGTATACTCTTCTAAATGTTGTTTGTAAGCTATGTACTGTGTCATATGTATATGATATATTATAATCTTCAGCGACTACTTTTATAACTTCATCCCCCGTATAATTTGTAACTTTTAATTCAAAATTAAGTCCGGATTTTAAATCAAGAAAAGCAGCTATAAGATTTATTTCTTCTGCCGATCTATTGTTGAAAGATAAGTTAAAAGAGTCCTCTTTAGTATTTATTCCGTCAAGAACACGCTGCTCATACCCCTCTCCAAATTTTGCGGTTAAGACTCTCTGCTTAACTTGCCGCTGAAGGCCGCGGTCTGCTACGATTGTCTTACTGGCATTATTATTAATAGTATTTGCTGGAATTACGAATTCAAATGCTGACATTATGCTACTCCATACGGATTAAGTATTCCGCCCGAACGTTTTTGATATTGTAGTTCTTTCTGTACTGCATTAGCAATAACTGTTCCGAGCTTTGCTCCGTCTTGTCCATTTGACTGGCTATTCTGTTCAGCATTTCCGTTCCCTTCCATAGATACATTTACTGTAACATTATTATTTTGTCCCATTCCTTTGCTCATTTCAACAGGTATAGATTTACCGTTTGGAAGAGGTACTACAGCTTCCGTACCATGAAGAATTACAGGGTATCCTGCTTCTCTACCTTTAGCGATGCCTCCGGTTGCGTATCCAGGGATTTTTTCAACTATTCCTCCGGTGCGCTGTCCAGGCACAGAGCCTGGAGTGGGCAGGTTAAATTGGGGCTGTATATCAGGCGTCATTTGAAGTGCGTTTGCCTTCGCAGACCCCGCAGCAACACTTCCAATGCCCCCTATTATAGATTGCAATAGTTGTACCGCAATCATTTCCGTTATAATTCGTGATAAAGTTCTTAAAATTGAAAGTCCCATTTCTGCAAAAGCTTGTTTTACTGTCATTGTTCCTTGAACCAACCCATCCAGAGCTCTTACAAAAGAGTCTGCAAAAGTTGCAGTAACTTCTGAAGCTATTCTATTACTTCTATCTAATTCATCAGCAAAATCTTGAGCGTTTACCTTTGCCACCACAAGTGCGCCGGACAGCGAGAAGATTTTTTCTGCGTTATATCCTTCCCCAGTTTTTTTACTCTCATTCTCAAGCTCTTTCTGTAACGCCCTGACTTGATTTTGGGCTCGTTCGGCTGCGAGTACTCTTTGTTGCTCTTGCTGAAGAAGATCGGGCGTTCTCACACTAAAGCCTCCAATACTACCCCGTTTGCCCAGTGCCGCCCGGATATTTACTGAATTTTCTCGTTTTGTGGCATCTATTCTATTTTGTGCGGCCACTGCTTCAAGCTCTGCTAATCTTACTGATTCTCTTTGAAGGTCTATTTTTACTTCAAGTTGTGCTATAAGTGCAGTTAATTCCTCTTTTTCCCTTTGCTGAGCAGGAGTTAGGTCTTTGTCCTGTATATCCTTAATTTTAGTGTCTAGTAAGAGCTTCTTTTGTGTTGCGTCATTTATTTGTTTCTCAGTATTTTGTATAGCAAACTTAGCGTTTAAAATAGCTCTTTGCTCCTTGGTTTGCCCTTTTAACTGCATTTGTTGGGTAGTTAAAAGACGTACGCTATCTAGTTTTTGCCTATGCTGTAAGGTGTTGATTTCTTTAATTATATCTCTATTCTTTATAAGCAGCTCTCTTTCTGCAGTTAGTTCGGGATTAAGCCCTTCGAATGTAAGTCTATACTCGACCTCTACAGGTTGTCCACCTGGATATATCGTCTCCTTCCCAATAGATTCATAAGTAGGATTGTCTGCCTCAAGCTTAGCTAGTTGATCTAGCCTAGTTTGAATATTTGATACTGCAGTTTCTGCGCTATTAGCTCCTGCGAAACTATTTACAAATGCAGTCACTGAATTTGCTGCATTGCTGGCAGCTCTCTGGCCTCCGACTATAGCTTCAGTTAGCTCTGCCGCTTTAACTCTAGCTCTTTCGAATTCTTCGGCAGTTCCCCCTTCTTGTATGACCCTTCTAAATTCTGTAAATGACGCTAAACTCAGCCCACTCTCTTTTTCGACGGCATCTAAGGTCTTTAAAAGTATACCAAACCTGTCCCCAGCGTCTTTTTGGGCACTTAGTTGGTCCTTGGTAAACTTCGACCTCGCCTCGTTTAGCGCAGTCTGGGCTTGGGTTGCTTTATCGATTTCTGCGTCATTCTGGACCGCATTAGCGATTTGTGCCCCTGGGGTTGCAAATGGGTCTAAAAGGTCCGCCGCAAGATTCTGCGCGCTTGCGCTTTGAGAAGCTTTCTCCAGCTTTTGTATTTTTACAAAGTCTTTATATAATTTGAAATCTTCCTGAGCTTGTTTAGAGCTTCGTTGCCCAATAGCTGTTCCAAGATTCCCAAAAACTGTAAAGTCTTTTGCGCCTTCTGCAAGTATTTTTTGAACCGATGCAAAAGTTGAAAGTTCTTTATTGAGTTCTTTTAAGCTCTCACGACTTTTTCTATATAACTCCTCTTGGGCGTCTAGTTCTTTTCCATTATCTCCTATTAGATCTTTTAGTAATTGATAAATTGTTACTGCTATTCCTAGGTAGCCTGCCCATTTTAATAAAAATGTTGCTCCAGTGGCTAGAGCTGCACCCATAGATTTTATAGAAGCAGACACTCCTGCGAATAAAGCTGTTGCTTTTGTAGCATATACTCTTGTTCTAGATAACTTTTTTTCTTCTGCAAGACTCACTTGCTCAAAGGCAAGAGACATATCTCTTACCATTTGGATAGACATTCCCTTAAAAATGCCTTTTACGACTTTGTCATGCTTATTATAATTATTCTCTGCCGCTTTTAGTGCTTTCGAGAGGTTAGCTCTATCAGTTTTAGTCATAGTTCCTAAAGAAGCTCTCTCTAGTACTTTAGATTGCGGGGCATCCTTGGGCCTGGCAGCAAGTGCAGCTTTAGCTGTGTCTTTAAAAGTTATCGCAAGGGCTTTTTGGTCTAAAGTAGCTTTTTTTGCTTCTAAACTAACCTTCTCGTAATAAAGTTGAGCTTCTTCTGCGGACTTTTTAGCGTTAACGGAAAGCTGTCCAAAATTAAGTCCAAGTGCTTTTAATGGGCCCGTGATTAGAAGACCTAGAGACGCAATAGCTAAAGAAGGAGTATCTTTTAAAACTCTTGCAAAAGGCCCCGCTATAACATCTACTACTTCTTTTACTGACATAATTACATCATCAAAAGATTTTCCAAGTTGGGCATATACATTCGCGCCTCCCCCAGTTACCGCAAGGATTCTTGAATATTTCTGCTCTGCTTGGCCTAGTACATTATTTGCTACGGCTTGGCTTCTTTCGAAAGTTGTTAATTCATTAGCATTTTTACCTAATGCTGCCGCATATTCTCCTGTGGCGTCTTCTAACCGTAGTATTATACCTAATTCATCTAAAAGTTCTGGTTCAGCCTTTGTTACGCCACGAACTAAACGATTGAAGGAGTCAGTAACATCTCGCCCTAAAATTATAGAGACATCTTTTGCAGCACTGCCTAAATCTGTAAGCTGCTGGCGAGAGAGGCCCGCCGCAGTACCTATGGCTGCGGCTTGAGAGGCGTCTTGAAAGGATATTTGAGCATCTGTAGCTTCACTAATGTCATTAGCAAGACTTCTCATTGCTACACCCGTAGCAGCAGCATAAGCAGTCTGGCCTCTTTGTAATAAAGCCAAA